GTAAAGTTGATGTTGTTCCCGCCGCTGATTTAATCGCAGGCTACCAAAACAACAAGTCGAACACCCAGAAAAGCAAAGCCCTGGCGGAAGAAAAGAAACAATTTTATGAAGTCGATAAGCCCCGATTATTGCAGGAATATGGCACCAAGATCAAAGATGCCGAGGCATTGACCACCTACCTTGAGAACTCGCTGGTTAAGGAATATCAAGGCATAGACTGGAACAACCTCAGGTTTCAGAATCCTGGCGAATATGCCGCATTAGTGCAGGATTACAACATTCGTGTCGATGAGATCCAGAAGATCAAGACCGCTACGGAAACGGTTAAACAGCAGGAGATAGCAAATTATCAACAAGAATTTGGTCAAAAGACGCAAGCCTACATACAAGAGCAGGTTCAGCAAGCGATAGAGAAGCACCCAGAGTGGCAGGACACCAAGAAGTTCAAAGCAGCCTTAGGCGATATGCAGGTTTTCGTGACTGAAACGTATGGCTTCTCAGCCCAAGAATTTGCCGATGTAAAAGATGCCCGTATTTTGGACTTGATTCTGGATGCCAAGCGTTATCGTGCGGGTAAGACCATCGCTGAAAAGAAGCTCGCCAAGCCTGTAGGGAAGTTCCAGAAACCCACCGGCCAAGCCAAAGCGACCAAGAGCAAATTAGAGCAGCTGACCAGCAAGGCGAAAGCCTCCAGCGGTTATGCAAAACACGCGGCAGAGACTGATGCAGTGGCAGAGTTGCTCAAGCAGATTTATTGATTTACAGAGGTTAGGAAAATGATGTTTTACTGAGTGATGGGACTTGCAGAAGTATCCTATCAAGCAGGGCAACAGCAAGGCAATACACCATAAATTGAGTCAAAGGATCTTCGGACTTTGGGGAAATATGGCTGAAGCTAATCAGGATGAGAAAGCTCGATAGGCTTAGTGCTTATCAAACATTAATTAAAATGGAGACATATAATGTCAACAGCAAATTTAGATTCAGCCGACTTAAAGGCTGCAACATATAAAGGACTAATTCGCGAAGACGTGATGAACCGCATCTTCGACATTAGCAAAATCCCACTCCCATTCACTGATTTAATTGGCACTGACACCCACACAAATGAATATGCCGAATGGACATTAGATACTCTGGCAACTCCAGACATTACTAATGCAGCCATTGATGGTGCAGATACTACGGGTAATAACACTGTCATTGGTACCAGAGTCGGTAATCATTCTCAAATATCAACTAAAGTTGTCAGAGTATCTTTCAGGGCTGATGCTTCTGATGTAATTGGCAGAACCAAGGAGACTGGCTACCAGATCATGCGACGCCAACAAGAATTGCGTCGTGACGTCGAGGCTATATGCCTTACCAACCAAGCCAGTGTTGCTGACAATGGAAGCAATGTAGCAGGTAAAATAGGTGGACTTCCATCTTGGTTAGGTTCCCATAACTACGGTGGAACGGCTGGGGGTTATGATGGGTCAACAGGGCTTACAGTAGCCAGAATAGCCACTGCAACCCGCGCTTTGACTGAAACACTGGTCAGAGATGCTGTACAGGCTGTTTATATTGATGGGGGTGATCCTAGTGTTTTAATGACTATCCCTGGAGTTGTAAGAAAATTCAGTGAATATTTATTTACCTCTAGTGCACGTGTGGCAACGCTTGTCGCTGACCAAGGCAAAAGCACTGAATCTGCTACAGCTTTGGGTTCTGTAAATGTCTTTGTGACGGACTTCGGCACTCTTAAGATGGTACCTAACAGACTGCAAAAAACCCATGTAGACTCAGGTTCTACACAGGTTGCAGACGTTTTTATACTTGATCCATCTTACTTGTCACTGTCCTATATGAAAGGCTACAGGACTGAGGATTTGGCAAGAACAGGGCTGGCTGAAAATAAGCTCATGAGCGTAGATTACACCCTCAAGGTTTTGACGGAAAAAAGCCATGCAATTATAGGAGATATAAGCACTACAGCAGCTGTAACCCTTTAAAATAGCCACTTAGGGAAAGCCGGTTTTGTCTTTGATAAATATTTGAAGCCTGATTACAAATATCTGGTGAAAGGAAACCGTATTCACAAGTTTAGTTACCGATTAAAACGGTTTAAGAACGATCCTGAGTTACTTTGGGAAGAAGGCTTAACCGAAAAAGAACTTGCTGAGTTAAATGGAATACCCAAGATATACAACTCTGGCATGAATAGAATGGTTTACAAGCAACATTAGTTAAGCTCACGGCGTTTGGGTTAACCAAGCGCCGTGGCTATTAAACATGAGCGCAAAACGTGTCGAAAATTCGGCCTAAATTGAACATAATCCCCGATCCCCCAGACACCCTCGATGAAGCGATCCCCATTTCCGCTTTTGCCAAACAATGCCCCATTTGTGGCAATCAATACTTAGGCCAGATGCTGACCTTGCGCCTGCAATACTGTTCCGATTGCCATACCTGGTTACGGTATGTGAAAAACTCCCCTGCCAAGACTGAATCAACCTCGCGCACTTAACCACTCCTTAAGCGCCCCATTGATGCGGGACTGCCAGCCTTTCCCCGTGGCTTTGAAAGCGGATAGCACGTCAGGATCAAAGCGTATGCCGGTGACTATCTTAGGCGTTTCAATGGGTGGCCTACCCATTTTTATTGATTTTTGTTGTTTAATCATGGGCGTATTTCCAGTCTTTTTTCGATAAGGTCAAAGCGTTCTGTCAACTGGTCAACCGATGTCTGTAAGCGATCTTCCTTAACGGCGCTATACGCCCTATGATGCTCAAGGTCTGCAACTCTAAGTTTTATATCCTGAACATCTTCCGCTGTGCGCTCAATGGTTTTTCGCATTTGTTTCAGGTATTCAAGGACTATATTGTGTTCGGCCATGTTGGTTAATCCAGGTTGATTGCTATTGACTTATTGTATATACAAATAGATAGACTGTCAACCTAATAAATTATTGACTTTTAATCCGAAAAGCGCACTCTATGTAGTAGTATTTATGGCATTAAACACTACCTGTAGTGTCATCCTGTGAATAAACTGGCAGTCCAAACCCTGTTTAGTTTTCCCTCGTGGTTATTCACCTTTCCACGCGGGTTTTATCGCTGGAGTACAAATGGCAGTCAAAAGACACAAAGAAGCCGCAGACATAGACGTTATTGACGTAGTTGACGTTGAAATAACAACGCCACTGGTAGGGACAGATCGCGATATGTCCCTACAGCCATTGATCCCTTCCCGCGTTACCGTCCGCAATATCCACACCCAATACATCGCCCTAGAAAGCGGCCTCATACGTCCCGGCGAACAAGGCGAGGCTACGCTTGCGGAATTAAGCTGTTTATTGGGGCATTATGTGGAACGTGTCGAGGATAAGGCTGATGTTTGACGCTACCTATGACGGTGTTATCAAGTCCGAGTTTTTAACTCACATTGATGAAGTCTGCCACAAACAAACGCAACCTACCGAACCCCTGATACTGGCCCGCAATGCCGAATTACGCAAGAACCCTGGCGTTATTCGTGATTTAGGCAAGCAATCCGGTGAATCCTGGGGGCGCATGGTCGCCACGATTCCAATGAACATGTTCGAGAAAGCCATCCGGGACGGCTATCAACTCAATCATTTGGACGCTAAAACAGCGGCCTTGGAAATGAACCGTTATTTACAATCAACAGAGGGCAAGCTCTGTCTTGTCCAGGGCAGGAACTAATGACTGGCGCACTACGCTACACCGCAGCGATTGATGAAACCACGCTGAAAACACCTGATACCCGATTGTCCGAAGCCTTCAGTGAAGGCCGTGAAGGACTCATTGCAGGCGCTAACACTAACCCGCATGTCTCAGGTTCTGAAAACTATCTGGCTTATGAAGCCGGTTATGCCCTGGTGACACCGGAAGGCCAGTTCGATAGTTGTGCAAAGGCTATCCCGATCACCATGCCCGATTTGGCAGGAATGACGATTGCTGTAGCGAGTGCGGCTATTGTGGCTGCTGGCTTGGTGGTAGGACAAATAACCGGAAGCTATGGTGTAGTTACCAGCCAGTTACCCGCTGCTGCTGCAAAGACACAACCAGGTGACACCGTGACCTTTACTGCTAAAGTGGCTGTCCCTAATTTGGCAGGTATGACCATTGCCGCCGCTGATGCGGCTTTGATAGCGGGGCATTTAATATCTGGTACTGTAACAGGGGCTTATGGGGTAGTGACTTCACAGACGCCTGCTGCTGCTCAACTGGCGGTTAGTGGCGCTTCTGTTGCTTATACTGCAAAAGTTACTGTTCCTGATTTAACGGGGATGACTTCCGCCAATGCCGAAGCCGCCTTGATTGCAGCACACTTAATCAAAGGCGTGGTGACTGGCACAACCGGCGTTGTCACTGTCCAATTGCCGTTAGCCGCCGCTCTCGCTGTGAGTGGTGCAGCCGTAGCCTACACGATAGCCTAATGATATGGACAGCTTAACGCTTAAACGCTGTGGCAATGTGTTTACACAAGGCAATCCAAGCACGGCTAAGCCCCATGTCCTACGCACCAAGCCGATGGGTAAAATGGCGACCGTCCCTGATTTAACCGGCTTGACAGCAACGAATGCCAATCTTGCGTTAATCGCCGCTCATTTAATCTCCGGCACGGTAACCGGCACAACGGGCGTAGTGACCACACAATCGCTTACCCCTGGCGGCTATACCTTGTTTGGTACAGCGATTGATTACACGGTTGCCTGAATATGACCTACGACGAAGTTGTTAACATTTCCTTATCTTACGCGGACCGGCTGGACACAGCGGTTGTCAGTCGCATAGATTTATTCATGAGGATGGTCGAGTCGCGTATTAACCGGCTATTAGTCATCGAGGATATGAGTGTCAGGTACGTATTCCCTGCCCCTAATCCTGCCAATGGCCGCTATGATCTTCCAACAGACTTATCCGCAATCCAAGACATTGCCATTGTTAATGCTACCGATTCGACGGACCGTAAAACACTGTCTTTGGTGAATCCTGAGCAGATGAACACGGCCACCAGCAATACCAATATTGACAGTAGCCTTAAGCATTTTTACCAGATATTGGGCAGCCAGTTGATTATTCAACCCCCTGTTGTTGATGGCGTTAGCTCATTAGAAATTGTTTATTACGGCAACATCATCCCGTTAACGTCAACAGCTACGACCAACTGGCTTTCCAATAACCATCCTGATTTATACATTAACGGAATTTTGGTTGAGATTAACGCGTTCGTTAAAGACCCTGAGGCAACCGCCTTGTGGGATATGCGCTTTAAGCAGGTTATTGATGAGTTGGGCAAGGCGGACAACTTGTTGGTGTATTCGGGCACACCTTTGCAAACGAGGATAGGATAATGTCACTCGAAACAGCAACAACCCTGGCGGGTTTAGTCATCACCAACCCAACCACGGGCGATCAGGTTAGTCAGGCCGATGACCATTTACGGCTGCTAAAAACCGTATTAAAAGCGCAGTTTCCTGGCGCTGGAAGTGATGGCTACAACATTCCGATAACGGCCACAGAAGTTGAATTGAATTATGTTCATGGCGTGACCGGCCCTATCCAGACCCAGTTAAATGATGCTGTTCCCATTGGGAGCATTATCATGTGGGGCGGTGTAACGGCCCCTACTAATTGGCGGCTTTGTGATGGCTCTAATGGAACTCCTGATTTACGCGGTTGTTTTGTGATGGGTTATGGTTCAGGGTGGGGAATTAACGGCACGGGAGGCTCATCTAGTGCGACTGTTGTTTCACATACGCATACAGCAACATCCACAGGGTCTATTAGTTTGTGGACAGGTACTGAAAGTGCAAACCATGCCCATACATTCACGACTGATGCGACCGACATAAATCACACGCATGGTTATACCGTGACCAACACAACAAGCCAAGTTGCGGCAAGTCAAGGCGGCGGAATCGCAGTGGGTAAAGTTTCAGCAACGACAGGTGTCATGGATTCTAACAACTTGCATCAACACACAGGCACGACAGCGGCAGAAAATGCAGTCCATGCCCATGCGGTTTCAGGGGCGGTTACGGTAGGCACTACGGTGGCTTATACAGGAGCCTCTGAAATTAATGCTAATTTGCCGCCGTTTCATGTACTTGCCTTTATCCAAAGGTATCAATAATGCAAGCCTTAACCACTCTAAAATTAGCGGGTGATGCAGGGGTTAACTGGGACATGGAGCCATGTGACCTTGAGCCTGATTACTTTACATCAGGCGATAATTTCATCCTGAGAAATGGCAAGATACAGACTTGTAACGGGTCAGCAGTGATCTATGCGCCCGCTGGCTTGTCAGCTTTAAAGCTGTCCAAGATCATTTACATTCATTCGGACATTGACATTTATTATGTTGCAATGGGGCTTAAATGTATCTATTGCTATAACGGAACCGCCTGGTCTGATATTAGTTCAGGTTCGTATAGCTTAATGAGCAGCGGTGATGAATATTTCTGGACGACTTGTAAACTAGGCTTAATCCCGATTTTCAATAACCCGCAAGGTTACCCGCAATACTGGTCGCCCGTATCAGCCTCCCAAGCGGTGATTAATTTACCCTATGCAATAGGTGAGACGTGGGAACAAAAGGGGTATAGATGTAATGTTATCAGAGCGCATAAAAATTTCTTATTTGCTCTCGGAATGCATGAAGGCGCTAATTATTATCCTAATAAGTATCGGTGGAGTACCCCTGCTGACAATAATGGTATTCCATATACTTGGGATGAAGTGGATTTGAGTGCTATAGCAGGAAGCTCGTCCATACTGGGTAATTCAGGCCCTATTGTCGATGGTATGACGCTTCGGGACTCGTTCCTGATTTATTGCACTGACAGCATCACCATTCTCGATTACAGGGGCGATGCCAATGTATGGTCGGCGCGTTCACTATCACAGTCTATTGGCTTGTTGGCCGCTGATTGTATTGCCAATGTCAACAGCACCCATATATTTCTGGCTAATAACGATATTTATTTAACCGATGGCAACTCGCTTCGGTCCATCACCAACCGGCGTATTAAAACCAAGCTCAAGGGTTTGATTAACAATGTGCATTATAAAAAGAGTTATTGTGTTGTTAATGAGCAGCAGAAGGAAGTCTGGTTCTGTTTCCCGAGTGTTAATGCGATTTATCCTGATACCGCGATCATTTACGATTTGGCAAACGACAAGCTTTCAATCCGCAGCATTGAGCGGCCCATTACCTCCATGTGCTACGGTAACACCTTTATTGTCACGCCGACGTATGCCACTGTCACCGGTACATGGGAAACCATACAAGGCAACTACAACACCGATTACTCCTCGGTATTCTCTCAGGATATTATCGGCATTGAACCGCTTGCAGGCGGCGTTTATAACTTCGGCGCGAATGATGAAACCACCACAGCCTATACCAACCTGGAACGCACAGGGTGTGTATTTGGCGATCAGCGCACAGTGACTTCCATTACCCGACTTTATCCGCACATGGAAGGCACTAGCAATGTATCCATCAGGGCAGGCTCACAAGAGTTTGTTGGGGGCCCTGTACGCTGGGCAGATGCGGTGCTGTTTAACCCCTCAACCGACCGAAAGGTGGATATTCGGACCACAGGAAAGCTGCATAGTTGGTCAATACGCGCACTGGACGCCAAGCCTTTCACCTACTCAGGCATGGACATTGAGTATGTGGTTAATGGAGCCAGATGATGGAGATGCCGTATGATTGAACAGCCGCCCTTTGATGTTGATATCAAGCTCTCCGAGTATCTGGTCAGACAATTAAATACACTGTCTAATAATGCCTCGCTTGTACCACTCAGTTCTGCTTCAGGCCGATTTGTTGTCCTAAGACACTTTGGTGGGTTATCCATTATATCAACAGTGAGTGGTGTACTCTCGATTATCAATCGAAGCAGTACCGTTATTGATATAGCCGCAGCGGGTGGATTGTTGCCCGTGCTTAACCATTCTTCAGTCACTATCAATATTCCGCTGTCATGACGCAAAGATACCCGTTAGTTCTTAATGGCACCACGATTCAGGAATTACAGTCTGGTGATTCGATTCCTGCGGATGCGGTAGCACTTATTACGCCTCAAAAAGGTGGCACGGGTATAGCCAATGGCAGCAACAACACGTTGACCTATACCGGCAACTATTCGTTAGGCGTGACGCTAACTGGCAATACTACGGTCACGTTACCCACTAGCGGGACATTAGCGACAACAGCACAGATAACGGGTGTAAATTCAGGGACTAACACGGGTGACAATGCTGTTAATACCTTGTATTCAGGTTTGGTTACCAATGCAACCCACACAGGCGATGCGACAGGAGCAACAGCCCTCACAGTCAAGGGCATTAACGGGACGTTGTTATCAGGTCTGGCAACGGGTATTTTAAAGAATACCACCACAACCGGCGTTCCCAGCATCGCCATAGCGGCTGATTTCCCAACCTTGAATCAGTCAACCACAGGCACAGCGGCTAAAGCCACTATCCTGGAAACGACTCGTGCAATTTATGGCAGTAATTTTGATGGTTCTGCCGCACTTACAGGGATTATTGCATCAACCTATGGCGGCACAGGCAATGGTTTTACCAAGTTTACAGGCCCTACCACCAGTGAAAAGACGTTCACGTTACCTAATTCCAGCGAAACCCTTTTATACAGTGGCGGTGCGTTAGGAACCCCCGCTAGTGGTACGCTGACTAATTGCACCTTTCCAACCTTAAATCAAAGCACTAGCGGGACAGCAGCCAAGGCCACAATCCTTGAGACTACACGGGCTATCTACGGCAATAATTTTGATGGTTCTGCTGCTGTAACCGGCATTATTGCCTCGACCTATGGCGGAACGGGTAACGGTTTTACCAAGTTCAGCGGCGCAACCACCGCCGAAAAAACCTACACCCTGCCCGATGCCAATGCCACGATTCTCTATTCAGGCGGCGCACTGGGTACACCTTCAGGTGGCACCTTAACGAATTGCACCTTTCCAACGTTGAACCAGAATACCAGTGGTACAGCGGCTGGTTTATCGGCTACGTTAGCGGTCACTTTAGGTGGTACGGGTTTAACCGCGTTAGGAACACCGGGTTATGTGTTAAGAACCAATGTTGGCGGTACAGCAATGGAGTGGTTTAGCCCTGCTGCTGGTGGCACAGTAACCTCGGTTGATGGTTCAGGCGGCACGACAGGCTTAACGCTGACGGGTGGCGCTATTACCGCAGCAGGAACACTAACACTCGGTGGTTTGTTGGTTTCAGCTAATGGCGGAACGGGGAACGGTTTTACCAAGTTCACTGGTCCTGCAACGGCTGAGAAAACTTTTACCCTACCTAATTCCAGCGAAACCTTACTGTATTCAGGTGGCGCGTTAGGGACGCCTTCAAGCGGGACTGTGACTAATCTGACAGGCACAGCCAGTATTAACATCAATGGCACAGTAGGGGCTACGACTGCAACCACAGGAACATTTACAACCGCTACTGCTACACATCTTGACGCCACTACAGAATCTTTGGGAATGCAGTCTATCGCCACATCAGGCGGTACAACAACCTTTACAGCCACCTCGCCTTATTACACCATCTTCACAGGTACACAAGGGCAGACGCTGGTTTTACCCAATGCGACCACCTTAAAAGTTGGCTGGAAATATGGCATTGATAATGACTCAACTCAAGCTATTACGGTTAATGCCAATGGTGGTGGGGCATTCTGGATAATAGCGCCGGGTTGTGATTTATACATCACTTGTACAGGCATTGGATCAGCCGCTGGCACTTGGGAAAAAGACTATAGTGCGGCAAAGGCTGCAAATGGTAAAAGCCTTACGATCAGCAATACCTTGACATTAACTGGTACTGATGCAAGTTCTGTTGCCTTCGGTGCAGGGGGTACGGTTTTATACAATGCAGGCGCATTAGGCACACCCGGCAGCGGCAATTTGGTCAATTGTACAGGCATTCCAGAATCCGGCTTTAAGAACATAATAATTAATGGTGGTTTTACCGTTAATCAGCGTGTTTATGCGTCGGGGGCAACACTGGCCGCAGGCGCTTATGGGCATGACCGATGGAAAGCAGGTTCAGGCGGGGGTGATTATAGTTTCACGCAATTAGCCTCCAATACCACGATTACTATTGCAGCCAATAAAACATTAATTCAAGTCATTGAAGATAAAAACGTACACAGAACCAGTTATACGTTGTCGTGGACAGGTACAGCGCAAGCGCGTTATGCAGTAAACTCCGCAACTCCGGCGGGTGCCTATGCTGCAAGTCCGATTGTAATTACCGGGCAAACGGTCGGTACCACAATGTCAGTGGAATTTCCGTTTCGTAGTTTTGCGAGTGAATTAGCCTTATGCCAGCGCTATTTTTTTAAAACGTGTCCCCAAACTGTTAAGCCCGGTTCTGGAGGCGTTGAGGGCACAATTGAATATGTATCGACTGTAGCGGGTGCTATTTATGATGGTGCGACAGTTATTTATCCGGTATCTATGCGGGTTGACCCAACGCTTACACTATACGGGCCGACAGGTTCAGGCGCTGCATGGTTTAACAATTCAAGGTCAGCAAATAGCGGGGCTGGTGCGGTGGGGGCTAATCACTCAGAACGGGGTACATTTATCGTTAATAACCCTCAAGATGCCTCGGATGCCGCTAACCAAACTCTCTTGATTCACATGACTGCAGCGGCTGAATTATGAATTACAAATTAACAAAATATAATTACATTACTCGCGTCGATGACGGGGCGAAGATACCCAAAAATCCCGGCAACATAGATTTCCAAGCCTATTTAAAATGGGTAGCAGATGGCAATACGCCATTGCCGGTTGACCCCGATCCAGCCCCTACGCAAGATGAATTGGATATTATTGCCGCAAAAAACTACGAAAAATTAAACGCGCTAAAAAACATGACGCCGACAGAGATTCAGGCATGGGTTACAGCCAATGTTAACACCTTGGCACAGGCGAAAGACGCAATTCAGACGTTAGCGATAGCCGTGTCTATCCTTGCTAGAAGATTATGAGCCAATACCGCTTTGAAGTGCTGCACCCTTATACCATCATGCAACGATGGGATGCGTTGTTGCCACATATTGAGCGTTTATGAACAATTTAAAACTGGCGGCAATTCCGGCGGCTATGATTGACTTGGTATGGAGCCAACTTGCGCCCTTGTTAGAAAAGCCTATTGATTTATGCAAAGACGAAACGAGCCTGGATTATATCTACGGGTTTTTAAAAGCAGGATCGTTGATGGCATTGGCGGTTTGTGAAAACGACAAAATCATAGCGGTGAACGTACTCAGGGTAGACACATTCGACAACGGCAACAAGTTGTTATTTGTCGTACTGGTAGGCGGCGAACGGATAGACGAATGGGGCTACCAAGTGCTGGATGCCGAAAAAGAAATAGCCAAGTCGCTGGGATGCGTTGAATTGCGTGGGTGTGCGGCACGTGATGGATGGCTAAGAAAGTTAAACAAAACAGAATGGCAAAAAGTCCATACTGTCATCAAATTAAAATTAGGGGATTAGTATGGCTTCAGTAGGCGGCGGCGGAAGTAGTTCAAAACAAGAGGCATTTAGTGCCAATGGTAGTCAGAATAGCAATTCAAGCAATGCTCAATCGACAATGGGCCAAGATGTTTGGGGCGGACAAAGCCCTTATTTGCAGGGGTTATATGGCGCGGCTCAAGATTTGTTTGGGCAAAATAATCAACAAGTTCAAAGTGCAATACCGGGTGTTGTTAATTATTTAAACAATGTCTCTAATCAGACAGCAGGCGCTAACCAGGGGATGCAACAGGGCGGTGTTTATAACGGGCTGGGCATAGGTAATCAGTTGATGAGTTCCCTTCAACAGTCTCAAAATACGCCCTCGAATACCCAATCTATTTATGAGCAAATGATGGGACAGGGGAATAGTTATCTTGGCCCACTAAAAGCATCAATGGAACAAAATCAGGCTAATGCACAAAATCTAAACTCCGCCGGTAATTCTGCACAAGCGGCTGCAAGCGGAATGTCGGGCGGTAGTCGTCAAGGCGTGCAAGATGCCTTGATGAAAAGCTTAGGCAATCAAGATTTAACCCGGCAAGAAAATCAGATGGGTTATGACACCTATGATCAAGCCTTACAGAATCGTTTGGGTATTGCTCAACAAGCTGACTCAAACACGCTGGCGCGTCAGAATCTTATGTCCGGTATGCTAGGCCAGCAACAGAACACGGTTAATCAAGGCATTCAAAACAGCCAAGGCGTTCAACAAATGGGCATGTCGCCTTTCCAAGCCTATCAGCAACCGTGGACAGGGTTACAAAATTATTCTAATGCTATTGGTGGCCCCACTGTATTGAACTCTGGGCAAAGCTCCAGTAACAGCCAAGGCCAAGGCTCTGGATGGGGCTTTGGTAATTCTTCTGGCAGCTCGAAAGGTGGGCAGGCAAACGCTAGTTTTGGAAACATGTTTGGTGGCGGTAAGTAAGATGAACCTAATGGACGTGCTGGATAAAAAAGAAACTTTGCGTAAATCGGCTAATTTTTCTGAAGTGCCAGCGGGTTTTATGCAGATGTTGGCAATGGGGATGCAATCGGGACAAGCCCAGCCTTTGCCTGAAATACGCCCACAACAAATTCGTTTACCTGAAATGAACATGCAGGCACCACAGGTTGATATGCCGGATTTGGCAGGGATGCAAAATGCCAACACGCAAGCCGAACGTTCCCGGTTTGAGCAGGATAAATATAACAATAATGAAAAGGACTTGTTGGATTCAGGGAAGCTATTATCTTCTCAAATAGGTGAACAACTGCAAGGCATGGAGCCTACTAACCCTATTGGCAAGTATTTGGCGTCTATTCAAGGGATGGCAGGCTCTAATAAACCGGCGTTAGTTAAGTCCGGGATTGAATTATATCAAAACCTCATCACCAAGCAGGGCGATAATGCCGCAGCAGGCCCACGCAATCACTTACAGGTTATCAATGACGAGCAGGGCAACAGTTATTATGCTGACACGTCATCAGGTGGCGATGCGGTTCCGATTCAGTTTCAAGGCAAACAGCTCAGAAGCCCCCAATATTACCCACCGGCTTTATCTGCACAGGTTACGGCTAAACAGCAGCCTGAAATTGTCCAGACAACAGATTCTACAGGTCATCCTATCTATGTAACTAAGGGACAAGCATCTGGGGTAGTACCTGGACAACCCCAACAAACACAGCCACAAGGACAACCCCAACAGCCACAAGGACAACCCGCACCCTACAATAATAATTATGGAAATATAAGACCTGTTGGCGAAAAGACGGGCTATCAATCGTTTAAAACGCCGGAAGAAGGTGTAGCGGCTATTGATAAACAGTTGCGCATATATGGCTCAGAGCATGGTATTAACACGTTGGCTGGCGTCATCACTCAATGGGCGCCCCCTGATGATAATAATGATACGCCGGCTTTAATAGCCGAAGCCTCAAGAGTCACCGGGCTTAAGCCTAATGATAAAATTGATTTAAGCAACCCTGCAACAAGAGCGGTATTAATGGCCTCTATTATCAAGCAGGAAAGCGCAAAATGGAAACAACCACCCATATCAGCCCCTATGCGTGGCCAATCGCCTACCGAAGAAGCAGTTTCCAAGGCTGAAGCATTATTACCTTATAAGAATCAGGAAGAAATTAACAAAGCGAATGTTGGGGTTCAAGCTAAATTACAAGAAGGGCAAAACGCCAACACGTTATCTATTCAAAAAACCCAAACAGAAAAACAATTAGAACCTTTTAGCCATGAAAGGGTTAAGGGACGTACTGACTTTTCAAGGTTATTGAACGACCTCAACGGTTATTATGATGAATTGGATAAAATAAATGGCGCACATAATTCTAGCAAAGGAGCAATATCCAATACGGCAGCCTCGTTTAATACATCAGAATTTGGGCAAGGCTTGGGTCGTGCTATAGGCTCAAAAGATCAAGTATTAAGGGACAAAATTGCAACAGCAAAAACCACATTAATGCCGTTAGCTTCGAAAGCGTCTGGGTTAATGAGCGGTCAGTTAAATAGTGAAGTGGAGCTGAATAACTTTCTAAAAACTTTAACCGATCCAGCCGTTGATGTTAGCGTGGCAAGAGAACAAATAAAGCGATTGGAAAATTTACATGGCGTGTCTAGCGTAGGTGGTGGAACTGAATCCTCTGGTAATAAAGAACCTCCACATCCCGGCTATACAGGGGTTACAAAACCAATCGGCGGAGTGATCTACAAGCAGTTAAAAGACGGTGGCTGGGAGCGTTAAGATGGGCAAGCGATTATCAGATGAAGAAGCGCAAGCACTGGGCTTGCCGGTAGCGAGTGTAACAGCCAACACAGGCACCACAGGAACCCGCTTAAGCGATGAAGAAGCCAATGCGCTAGGGCTTAATGAATCCTCTAACATATTCGATACCTTAAAACACAAGGCAGGTGTTGCAGGAAGGGGCGTTATTGAAGGCGCTGTCGGTATTCCTGATGCCATTGCCAATACACTAATTCAACTTAATCAGGGCGGGCAGTGGGCAGCGGACAAGCTGGGCATTCCTGCCCCGCTTAAATTGCCGGATGTCACGGTTAACGCTACGGAACCTTATGGCACGGCGGCCGCTGATGCCTTGGGATTGCCTACCGCTAATGAAAACGATCAGATACTTTATCCCGCTTCAAAAATAGCAGGTGGTTTTGCACTTCCCTCAGGTATTTTAAGCAAAGGCGGGAAAATAGCGAACATTGCAAAACAGATACCAGGAATACTGACAGGTCAGACTGCCCAAGAAGCCGTAAAACAAGGAGGCGGTGGCGAAGGCGCGCAAATTGCCGCCAATGTTTTAGGCTCTGTATTAGGGGGTGGCGTTTTATCAACAGGAATGGGTATTGCCAAAGGTGTAGGCCGAACTGCAACGGGCGGTATGGGTACTCGTGGAGGGCTTGAAGCGGTCGCGGGGCGAACCTTGAACAGAGCAGCGGGGGCAGAATCGCCCGATGTTATTGCCAATCTTTCTACCGGCGTAGTGCCTACGATTGCCAGACCGATTAAAAATTATGTCCCCACAACAAGCGAAATAGCCGGTAATCCTGGCGTTTCCACGATAATGAGACAGGCTGAGTTATATCCTGACAATCTCAGTGCGTTAGGCGCTCGCTCTTTTGGTAACAAAAAATCCGTAACGGATTATCTTAATGCTCGGGTAGGTTCGGATGAAATACGCGGGGCTATTGAACAAAAATTATGGAATCGCACCGAGGCTATTGCCAAGCCCATGCGTGAGCGCAATCTTCCGGTAGACACCGCGCCTATTTATCAAAGTTTAGACCAGGCAATAGCCAAACATGAGGGAAATACGGCAATAACCGATGTGCTTGAACGCTTGAAAGCTCGCATTCCTCAGAATGATAAGTTCAATGCGATGTTGAACTTTAAACAAGGACTTGATCAGGATTTAAGGGCGCCTGCTTTTGCCGATCCACAACTTGCGTCCCTGCAACGGGCCAGTTCTGCTTTAAAAGGCGTTAAAAAAGCGATAGCTGAGACAATGAGTGTTACAGAACCCGGCTTTAAAGATTATTTACAAAGTCAGGCCAAAGGCATGACTCATTTAAAACAAAGTGAGGCGGCAAGTGCTATTGCTAATAAATCACGCCTGTTAACACCGATAACGGGGATGGTTAATGGCGTACAGGATGAAATATTTCCTTTGTCCGCAGCTAAACTTGAATCTTCGCTGAGGGGCAAAGCTGTTGAAGCGATAAGCCCGCGCCAGGTTAAAGCATTGCAGAATGCACGTGAGCACATGTCACTAGGTACACGTAGTAATTCAGGGCTTCCCACAGGATCAGCTACTGCACAAAATCTAAATGTTCGTGATATGGTTTATGGCGATATTATGTGGGGCGGGTTTGGTGAAAATCCAGGTGTTATAGGGCGTACATTGGAAGGGCTTGGGAAGTGGACAGGGGGAGTACCAGGCATTAAAAACCTGACTAATGCGATGGCTGATTCTCATGCCAGAGATTTATCGGCCATCTTTACTAGAGCACAACTTAATCCTGCTTATGCGGCAAAGCTGATGCAGGATTATGGCTTAGGGCACATGAGTTTTACTGACCCAGCAGGGAGGGCCGCTTTACGCGGTATTATTGCGGGGGCTAATCAGTAAATGATCGCCCAGCTAAAGCAAGGCGCTTTCCACTACACCAGGGGCAAACTGATGTGCGAATATAGGTGCATTTACAATTTCACCCTTCTCGGAGATGTTACGAGCTGCGTTTCGGTCTGCGTTATTACTATGCCCACATGCCTTACACATAAAAACGGACTGGGTTTTCCGGTTGCGCTTATCAATATGACCACATTCAGGGCATCCCCTGCTGGTATTTCGTGGGTCGATAATAACAACCGGGACACCGGCTTGCTTGGCTTTATAGGTTATAAAGTCACGAAGCTGGCCGAATCCCCAGTTATGCAAACGTTTCCTCTGCTCTTTTCTAGCCTTAACCCGTTCGAGAATATACTTGAGGTTTTCAAGCGCTATTCCCATATGGGAGTGTTCAGCAGTGGCGACGATGCTTTTTGCGATGCAATGGTTCTCATGTTTCTGGAACCGTTGCTGTTTGGTGCTCATTTTACGAAGGCGGCGTTTAGCCGCCTTGGTTCCTACGCGCTGCAAGATAGCGCGTCGTTTAGCGTAATGTTCCCGATACGCTTCAATTTTTTCACCGGTGTATTGGTTTCCAAGGCTATCGGTTGCTATATTGACGATGCCAAGATCGACACCCAGCATACCGTCAGGAGTCAACAACTTAGGGTCATCGAAGTCACAGACAGCAGCGATATACCATTTACCTCGTACAAACATAAGATCGACTTCACCTTTCCTATGCTCAAGCAGTTTGCGCTGATGATCGCCACAAACATAAGCAATCTTATCGCGTCCAGGAAGCAACCAGATAGAAACCCTATCGTCAGACATAAATCTGAAGATGCGGTCATCGTAGGGTTGTGCGGAATGCTTACGGAAAACCCTTTGTACTTTTTGGTCAACCTTATAGCCATCAGCCACTTTTTTAATGCAGCGGATAGCAACTTGGGCAGAAATAGCAAATTGTGCTCGAAGTTCCACATAACAAAGTTTTTGGAGATCGAATTGCCTAAATACTCTGGCCTCAAAAGCTTTCTCGGAAATCCAGTTACAGGCTTCATTGCAGCGCTCAAGCGTTTCCAGCAGCGACTGTTCCTGCTCGGTTGTGGGCTTCAATTTGAGGTTGGCGATAAGTTTCATATTTTCAAGTATAGAGAAATTATAAAATATGTCAACACATAAAGATCAAGAGCACACCATTCCTCCCCCACCTAAAGGAAGGGGCATCCTGGAGCAAAATCAGTGAACAATCTAGTTGATCCAAAAACCTGGAGCGAGTTCGGTCTTGGCGGGCTGGTCATCCTAACCCTTTTCGTTTTCATCTACTACATCACCAAGCAGGCGCGTGAGGAACGCAAGGAGTGGCTGGCAGCTTATATAAGTAGTCAAGAAATGCACGACAAACGCCAAGGCGAAACCAATACCATTCTTCAGGATTTAAACGCTATCATTCAGAGCAAGCTGCAGGCTGAGTGGAGTGGCGAAGAACGGCGCAGGAATGGCCGGAACGGGTTGCTGGATAAATAGCTAAAGCAGTTTCACAAGCGCGGCGATGACGGCAACCTGAGCCAGCAACATGCCTGCAATCCATTTAATCAGGTCATATTTTATATCACTTATTTTTGAGTCAAGACGTAATTCCAGTTCTCTTAAATCCGCTTTATTGATTAATTCGCCTTGCGCTCTTTTCAGGACTGTCACAACGGTTTCTGATTGTTGGCGCGTGAACCCGCTATTTTCAAGCTCATTGACTAATTCTTGGGTATCAAAAGTTATTGTGGCCATCATTTTCTCTTATTGTTTAGTTTCTGCATGAGCAGCCTGCACCGGCATTTCTTGCATACATCACTCGTTGTCCGCGAAATAACTGCTGTACGGGTATCGCCACACAAAGGGCAGGTGTACTGCTTTTTTGGGCGTAGCGAGACTAACAGGGCGGCAGGATTAGTCATTTAGTTCCAGCCTCTTCTCAATACGCTCCAATCGTTCATTGATACGGTCATTCCATCGGTTTTGGTGTATGTCTGCCTCGAAGCCGTCATTAACCTCCCGCTTAACCGATAACATTGCCGTTTCAAGCCGGGACATTCTGTATAAAATATCGACTTGAATTTTTTTTATATCGCGACTATCAGCCTGGATAGATTTTAGAATCTCAAACACTAAGTTTTCTGTGTTATCAGTCAATTTTGTATCTCGTTATGTTCAGCGGGTTGCTGAACTTTCCTAAAGTATAGCGTATGTTTACCACTAACGTAAGTAATAATTTAACCCTTCCCTAATATTGGCTGGTACAGTTAAGCCTAAATAATGCTTAATAAGGGTTAACTGGCAAAGTTAATAAGTAAGTCATTGATATTATTGATAACATATTTTAAACATCGCTCTTTTAATGCGATGGTCGCGCGTTCGAATCGCGCACGACCCACCACCTTATTATATTTATCAATGCCTTACAGCGGCTTGATAAGAAGGTAAAAAAACACTGGCCGGATTTTGGCGGCTTTGGTGTTAATCAACAGATGATTGGCGTTATTTTGTGCGTTAGTTTTAGGAGATGGAGGCTTGCTTTTGGAGGCTGTATTCACGTCAAAAAACAGGTTTCCGGGCTTTTGATTTTGAGCGTTAGCGGGAATTTTGCCCTTTTTTCTTTTTTTTACCTTTTTTAAGTTTTTTAGGTGGTCTACAGGTCACGTATGGCGTGGCTTGCAGAGTCCATTCAATGACATAAATGACGGTATTCAAGGACGTAAATGACGGTTATATAAGGACACAAATGACGGTCATGTAAGGACATAAATGGTGGTATTTAATGATATAGACTATACTTTGTCATTTTATGCCGGGGAAATGTCATTAAAATAGATAGGTGGGTTGTGGTTAAAGCGAATGAAGTCGTGGAAGCTAGCTATCATTTAACAATATATGAACAACGTATATTGCTATCCTGTATTGCCCAAATTAATTCAAAAGGTAGCTTATCTATAGAAGATACATTTGAAATTAATGCAAAAGATATTGTTAAGTTAACGGGCGTAGCCAGTATTGATATGGTTTATCCGATCTTAAAAGAAGCGGTCGATAAATTAAGAAAACGCGATGTTATTATCAGAATACCTAATCCTGATAAGCCGGAAGAAGAAACGCAGTCAATAAACTGGACAAGTAGTGTTACCTATATGCCAACGCTAGGAAAGGTTCGCTTGCGTTTTGGTTATGACATTATTCCTTATCTAAGTGAAATTTCTGGAAGATATACTAAATACGAACTACACAATGTAACCCGGTTCAAAAGCAGTTATTCGAT